TTCTATTACTCAGCAGGGAGTTATTATACTCCTTGCACCACTAATCCAAATAGCTTCCTGATGATAACAAATTATTCAGTGTCCGCCGACAAAAGTGATATTTGTCGTGTTTCGTTCACAGCAAAAGTCTCCGGCAAGATGAGTCAGGTGGTATAAGTGGCTTAAATCATTGGCTTTTTCTCCAGCTAAATTTTTCATGAAAATTTTCAAGTTCGTGCTATAATGCAGATGATACTAACCCATAGCACGAAAGGGAACACATGGAAAATGGAAGCTGGATCGGAAGAAAGTTTGGAAAGCTCACAGTCGAACAGGAGACAGGGACTCCAGATCGAGGTTCCTGTCTCTGTCGCTGTGAATGTGGGAAAACAAAGTGGATTAAAAAGGGAGTGTTGAAATTAGGTAGGATCAAAACATGTGGATGTTCTGGCCAAAAGGGAGGAAAGAAAAAGCAAAACTTGACTGGTCAGAAATTTGGAAGGTTGACCGTTCTCCAAATGGGAGAAAAGAACTGTAAGGATAAATGTTTTTGCTCTTGCGAGTGTGGAAACAAGAAATGGATAAATTATGACTCCATCGTTCACGGTCTGGTGAATAGCTGTGGTTGCATTCAGCAGGAAATGTACGAGAAAAGAACCAAGCCCATTAAAGTCGGTGATCGTTTTGGAAGACTCGTAATCGTAGAGATATACAAAGAAAATGGCATTATAATGTGCGACTGTGACTGTGATTGTGGGAAAACCACTCAAGTTGCAAAGGGAAATTTGATTAGAGAAGAAGGTGGTACACAGAGTTGTGGATGTTATGGGATTGAAAGATCTAAAGAAGTCAACACTGTTCATGGACTTGGCAAAGATCATCTATATAGAATTTGTTGGCAAGCTGTTGATAGAGTCACAAGAAAAGTTCCTGGCCATGAAAGTTATTTCCAGCTTGGGATAGAACCTGAATGGGAAACTAATATCGTGTTAATGAGAAACGAGTTGTATCCATTGTATATGAAGTGTGCATCTGAACATGGAAAGAGAAATACTACAATTGAGAGAATTGATAATTCAAAAGGATATATTAGAGGAAACATTGATTTCATTCCTTCGAACGAACAAGAAAGAAATAAAGGACCAAGAAAAGATCAACATTGTTTTAGAGCTATAAATTTGAATACACAGGAAATGTATTGTTGTAATAATATGCATTATTTTGCCGATAAATTCGATCTCAGGGTTGATGGAATATCACGATGTATATGTTCAGGCAATATTGATAGTACCCATAAGGGTTTTAAATTTTTTAGATTGACAGAGAAGTGTTATCCAACAGATGTCAAGGTTCAAAATAAGTGGAAGAACTGTCTGCATAAACTAGTTCCATTTGATCAACTTTAAGCCCGAAGGGAAGATATTGGATCTTCCTTATTATAGCAACACTCTTTAAGGAGCAACAAAATGAGATTCTCTTTATCAAAACTTAATCCTTCAACACGTTTCTATTTTCATGAGAATGGAAACAAAACAGAAAACTGGGTTGAACTTCGCCTTGCGTCTGATGACGACAACAAGCGATTTTTCAATTCAATTGGGGTAAAAGAAAAAGTAACAAACGTATTTAATCCAAAAACAAGACAGATGGACAGGCAGACTTTCTTTGACACGAACGATTCACAGCGCGACCAGTTCAACGAGGAAGTATGGGATTTCTCAATTACCGATTGGAATCTTCTTTCCGATGAGAACGACGAAGACGGGGAACCTACAACCATTCCTTGTAATAAAGAAAACAAGATTAAGTTCATGAGGGGATCTCCTCTGTTTGCAACCTGGATTGCCAATTGTCTTGAGAACTTACGTGAATCATTGGCAGGGGCGGGTGAAGCAGAAACAAAAAACTTCTAGAGTATGCGGAGGCTTTATCCACTAAACCTGAATGTGAGGGATGTAGAGATTTAAAAGCCTTGTATGACAAGCCCGTTCCGTGTGATGAAGACGGAATGTGTGCGTATTTGCCGATTCTAGCGCCTGAGAACTCAGACGCTATTTTTGTTTGGAGCATGACACAGGACCAGCTCAGAACTGCAGGAATGGATGGAACCCCATTCGCTCCTGATCACAATGCAGTTTGGACTTTCATGGATAAGTTTGAAATAGAGTATCAGCAAGAGACGTTTCAGAAAGTAATCTTATTATTCTCCCATTTTCTTAGAAAAATGCATGAGGGAAAAAAGAATGGCTGAATCAGTTGGAGCTGCAGTATTTACAGTTGATGCCGATATTAGCAGATTCGATCAAAGACTTTCTGAGGCACAGTCTCGTGCTGTTCGTGCTGTCCAGGGCATTAATACGTCATTACAGAGTATTCAAGGTGCTGACGTTGTAATTAATCAAGTTGGCACCTTGAATCTCAGTAATGAAATTAATCAGATTAAAGCGTATAGGGGAGAATTAGATGCCTTAAAGACCCAATTACATACGCTTCGTAATACTCCTACAACAAGAGCTACTATGTTAGCATCTGGTCGTACTGCTGGATACGACACTGGTGCAACTATGACATTGAAGAATTATGAAACTGAAATGGCTAGGGTGGTTGCAGGGGTTAAAGCGAAAGAATCACAAGTAGCGACTATTATATCGGAAACAACTGCTAAAATTAAAGCTTCAATGGCAGAAAGGGTTGCCGCGTCAAAACAGTTTCACAATGCCATTACTAGGCAATATGAAAGATTGAAGGGCGGATATTTTCCAGGAATTGGAGAACCTACTAAAGATATTACCGTTCCTGGTTTAGATCCAAAAAACATGAGAACAAGAGCCGTTATGTCCTCAACCGCTGTTGGTACTGCAAGTGTTGGGGCCACTAGCGGAAAATATTCTACTGGTTCTTACGCAGAAAGTGTATTAAAAGAAGCAGAATTATTAAGATCTGGTTATGAAGATCAATTGGCAATGATGGAAAAATATAATGTTAGACGGAATGCTGTTTATGAATCTGGAATACAGAGATTTCAAACCATATCGAGACAAGAGGAAGTCGCTTTAGAACAGCATAATGCTAAAATGAAGGCTTTGATGAAGAGTGGGTATCAGGGCATTGGTTTTGAAGATTATATAGATAGATATCCATATTCATCTGGTAAAAAAGCTACTGCTGTTGGCTCATTAGAAATGAGCAGGGAAGAAGTTAACTTTAAGAAAATCGCACAAAATAAAGCCAGGGAATATAGTAATATAGGCACATCAATGTTCCTTGGAGATTTTAAATCTTCAGAAGAAGCGTCAAAAGCTCTCGCTAAAGTTAATAAAGAATCTACAGCTATGAGCAAAGCTATGAAAGAAGCGCACGAACCAGCTTCATTATTAGATCGTGCTTTTGGTCGTCTCACAAGAACATTGTTTGCGTTTACAGGTGTTTATGCTTTTGTCGAATTGATATCTAGCCTTCATCAAGCAGTTTCAGCCGGTGTTGAATTTAACAAAACAATTGAAAACGTGAAGCTTGGAATGGGGGCTTTGCTGGAAGCGCAAGGGAAGTTCCGTCAAAACGGAGAAATACTGACTGGCGTTGAAGCTACAAACGCAGCCTTGACCATGTCTAGCGATATCATCAAAAAATTGCAATATGACAACATACAAACTATTGCTACTTTTGAGCAACTAGCTAGGGCATATCAATCAGCCTTGGCCCCTGGTCTTGCTGCAGGATTTAATACAGAACAGGTTAGACAGTTTAGTCTTGCTATGGTCCAGGCAGCATCAGCGATGCAATTGCCTTTGGACATGATGGCAGAAGAAATGAGGTCCATGCTTCGTGGGACGATTACTCCTCGAAACACAATTATCGCAACAAACTTGGGAATAACAAATGAAGACATTCGGCAATATAAAGGTGATGCCCAAGGTCTGTTTAATTTTATCATGGAAAAACTTGATAAGTTTAAAACATATGGTCCTTTGTTGCAAGACTCATTCGCTGGTCTTTGGTCTAATATGGTTGATATTTTTAGAATGGCAGCAGGAGAAGCAGGGGCTCCATTTTTTGAGTTTTTAAAACAGGTAATGAGGGATATCACCGATTATCTGGTGGTAATTGACAACAAAACAAAAAAATTGACAATTAATCCTCAATTTATTGAAGTACTGAAAGATTTTTATAAGTTAACAGAGTTAATTGCAGTTTCTTTGGGAGGAGTGATTGGGGCGGTTGCAGGTCTTATGGCGTCTTTGGGTCGAATGCTTGGACTAGTGGAGTCTGTTTTTAAGCCAATTTTAGATTTTGTTCGTGAATGGCAAGATGAAAATAGACAGGTCAGTCAAGAATTGACGGACATAGGAGAGGCAATAGCAAAAGTAAATGAGAAGATAATACAAAATCAATCCCTGCATAAAGGAGGATCGGGTCTTATAGATATTACTGGCCTTGAAATCCCTAATACAGTAATGGCATCTCCAGAAGATAAGTCTAGATTCGACGAAGAAAGGTATGTTGCCGCGATTAAAAAATACAAAAGCGAATATTCAAGCCTTCTTTCTGTTTACGACACGATTGCTCAAAAACAAGAAGAGGGGACTCCTTGGAGTTCAGATCAGATTCAGCAAATATCGGAATTTTCTAAAACAATCGTACTTGCCAAGAGAGCCGCCGTATCAGAGATGCAAGATTGGATTAAGCATATTGATGAAGCAACGATAGCATCTGATGGGTTACATAGTAAATCGATGGATGTTGGAATCTCAATCAGAGGCGTCTCTCATGAAGCCAATGTTGCTGCAAAAGATCTAAAAGATTACGTGAAGTGGCTTAAAGAAGCTCGTGATATAGACATCTCCAAGACCATTGGCCAAGATTTGAAAACAAGACTTGAAGCGAAAAAAGAACAGTTGCAGATGCTCCAAGAAACAGGAGACAAGCCTCTCGCAAAACTTGATTTTCAATATAAAATGCAGAGAAAATCACTGGAGCAGGCATATGAGCTGTCTTGGACTCCAGAAGGGGCGGCAGAGGGGGGGACACCTTCAGATATAAGGAGAGAGCTTAATTGGCTGGATAAAATTTACGATGTGGATAAAGAAATATTAGCAGAAGAAGAAAAAATAAAAAGTTCTCGTAAAAAAAGTGGTGGGGGAGGAAGACCAGTCTCGGTTGAAAAAATGGCAAATGAAATGCGTGAACTTGAAAAGGAAAAGGAGAAATGGAATAGAAAACTTTTAGATATGGATACTGATTATGACATCAAGAGACTTGAAGCTTCTGGACGAACTTTCGATGCTCAGATTATGCAGATCGATCAACAGTCAAAAGCCCAAATGGAAGAATACCAAAGCAATATAGATGATCTTCAAGCAAAGATTACAGAATATCGAGCTAAAAATCTTGATGAAAATGCAAGAAACGAGTTGAATAAAACAGCAACAATGCTTGATTTTCTTAAAGAAAAACAAGAAGAGTATAATAGCAAGATTAAAAGACGAGCAGATCTAGAAAAAGATCTTGCAAAACAGCAAGATCAAGCGAAAATGGCAAAAGATATTGTTGATCTCAATCTTCAATATGCTGAAATGGTAGGGACAAGAGAAGAAATTTTAGCTCTTACAATAAAACAAATCGAGGCAGAAGCGGAGCTTCGTAAAATAGAAAATCCTCAATATGCTAAGGAAATAGAAAGAAACAAGAACGCGCAAATAGCTAGAACTAAAGCTTTGGAAGGAGACGATTTTGGTGCTGGTTTTATGGTTACAGCTCGTGACGCATTTCAAGAGCTTGGTGGTTGGGGTCAAATTGGTGCCGACGCATTTACAATGCTCTCAGATTCAATATCAAGTACAGCAGACACGCTTACTGAATTCTTAACAACAGGAAAGATTGAATTTGCTGATTTCGCCAATAGCATTATCAAAGACATGATTCGAATTATTACACAGCGACTTATAATGAATGCAGTATTTGGTGTTACTAATTTGATTAGTCCATTAAGTGGTGGTGCAATTGGTGGAGGAACTGCTTTGGGTGGCAGTGTAAGTGGAGCTGGTGGATTTTTGTCTCAAGTTGTAACAAAACATAATGGATTGGGAACAGTAAGTAAGATGGTTCCTGATTCGTACTTCTTCAATGCTCCTCGTCTTCATGATGGTCTTGCTGCCGATGAATATCCTGCGATTCTTCAGAAGGGTGAAGCAGTTATCCCGAAGAATCATTCGTTGGCTAACACGAGCAATATTACCGTTAATATCACTCAGAATGGAGACAGTGGGAATGCCTCAGACGCTCAAATACTGGCAAAAATAGTTGCTAAGGCTGTTGATGAAAAGATCCAGCAGAGTTTTCGAAAACAGATGCGTAATGGTGGAATCTTAGATTCACATAAGAGGGTTGCATAAAATGGCAGACGACTTCTCAATAGAACCTAGCTATGCTATTCAAATGGATGAGAATGTAGAGGTTAACAAGGCTGACTTTGGAGACGGCTATTCTCAAAGAACGGTTTCTGGATTAAATAATATCAAGACGATTTGGAAACTGGTATGGGAAGGTATCTCTACAGCCAATGCCAATTCATTAATAGCCTTGTTTCGAGGGCGTAGAGGAGTCGATGTTATTCTGTGGACTCCTAAAAGAGCAGTGACTACAGCAAGTAAGGTAGTCTATGAAAACAATCATTATTACTGCAAGCTGACTCATATTTCAGAAACAGGTAATGCTCCAGGAAATACGACATACTGGGGAAGCTCTAGTGGAGCAACCGCAACGTGGACTAGCGGCATGGAATATTACGATGGCACATCCACAGAACAGAAGTGGATTTGTTCTAGTTGGTCGAGATCATTTAACTCCAATGAATTTGATACAGTGAGTGCTACTTTTGAGAGAGTCTTTGATCTTTAAGGAGGCATAGTGGCAGACCATCCTTTTGCAACAGATGTTTATAAACCTGATCTTGGGGAAGAGGTCGAGCTTTTTATTCTTGATCCGACCGCAATAGACTCTTCTCTCTCAGTGATGTATTTTTGTTCATCTGTAAAATACAATTCTGCTGTGAAATGGAAGAATGCTGCCGGTGATGGATGGGTGGATTATTCTCCTATTCCTATCGAAGCAGAAGGTTTTGAGTCTACGGGCCAAGGCACATTGCCGAGACCTAAGATCAGAATCAATAATGTTGGTGCTTTGGGTGCATTACAGGGGCCTCTCTTCACGACCATGCGGGATTACAACGACCTTCTTGGAGCCAAGATCACTAGATATAAAACTCTTGGTAAATATCTCTATGGAAATACAACTCAAGATTACGATGCCCACTTCCCTCCTGATGTTTATTTGATCAATCAAAAGACAGCACAAAACCCCATATATGTTGAATGGGAGTTGGCCCCTTACTTTGACTGTCAGGGGATTAAATTGCCTAGACGATTGATTCTTAAAGACATATGCCAGTTGAGATACCGTTATTGGAATTCTACTAGCTCAGCATGGGTCTATGATGATACAGAAAATGCCTGTCCATTACAGGATAGGTTATTGACGCTGGACGGTAACGAGTTTGATTTTTCATCAGCTGGAACTTGGGAGCTTTCAGGTGGCTGGACAATCAGCGATGGCAAGCTCAATCACGCTTCCGGTTCTGATGGGGGGGCCAATGATTCGGCCTGGATCTGGACCCTGCTCAAGCCGGGGGTGAGCCTGTGTTGTTCCTTCGACGCCACGGTCAGCGCCGGAACCTGTGATTTCGGGCTCTATCGCAGCGACATCCCCGGATACAGCGGCTGGGGCGATGGCAAGATCACGATTAGCTCGACCGGCGCCAAATCAACCTTGCTGGTCAGTACATGGAACTACCAGCATGCGATCATCTTCTGGCCGACCAACGATTTTGTGGGCAGCATCGATAATCTAACGTTGGATATCTATATGGATGAATCCGGGACTTGTTCCGAAGACCCTTCCGAGGATGTGTGTGCTCACAATTTCGCAGCATGTCAGGCTCGATGGCATTCTTGGCCCAGTATGGGTGGAGTAGACATGTCCCAGCCCATGCCTTTTTTGGGCTTCCCGTCGGTTGCAGAAGTACGACTTTAACCGAAAATGATA